CAAAAAAGTTACCCTGCAGCTAGTCCTTTAGACTGAGGATAGACGGCATGTTCGATTCGTCTGTAATCGTCATCCCAATCAAATGCTTCCTTGACCACGTTATCAGATAGCCCCTTGTACTTACGGTGCAGGGTCTTATCCTTTGCAGCGATTAATAGTTCTGCCTCATCTGCATGAAGACCCTCAAGCATCTGGACAAACATCATTTCACGTTTGTTCTGATTTAGAGCAGGATTACCACCCTTGATGAAATGATATAGCCGACGGACCTCTTGCTGCAGCAGGGTATGTTCTGTCCCCTCTGGTGCATCGTTCACCCTGTATGGTACATCACCCTCTGGAAGTTCCCATTCAATCTTGGGGTCAAAGGATGACTTGCAGATCATGCGAAGTGCATCGGTCTGGTACTGCCTCAGAAAAGTAACCTTTTCCTTCTTGCTTTTGGTCTTAGAAACTTGCGTCAAAATCTCTGCAAAACTGCGTGTATATGTGTCGATTGCCATCAAAACTCTCCTATCGATTCAACGAGGTTGCGTAACCTCTTTTGTGTAAAATAATTTAGTAATTTGCTTCGGTCACCTTCTGGTGCCTCTTGGTACTCTTTCAATATCTCAGTAAATAACTCTGGTGGTGATTCTTTCAAATCAATCAACTTCTTGTTCCTTTGGTAATTACGTTTAACTTCATCATTTGGAAAATCCCCATCGATCATCGCAGCAATCTTCTTCTTACCTAGGGGTTTCTGTCGGATGCCATCTACAAAGGTATTATCCGGCGATAACACATTAGGAACACCGTCGCTGCTGTCACCTTTTAGGACATGCTCACTCAAATATACATCTGGGTCAATACCGTTCACAAATTTCTTGGTGATCGGGCTGTACTGTGTCACGTTACGGAACTTCTGCAACTGAATGAAATCCTTGTCACCAGACAAAATCAACGTCTTACCGTTGTCAAACTCTAACTCACCAGCAAGAGCAGCAATGATATCATCTGCCTCTGCGCCATAAACCTCTAGAAATTTGTATGGGAAGAACTCTTTAATTTCTGATTTGATTGCGATCAACACCTTAAAGATGGCATCCCAATCGTTAGAGGAAGATTGTCTCCCCTTCTTGCGATTGTGCTTATACTCAGGGTAATAGTCTCGCCGCCAATAGTGCTTGGAGTCATAACACAGCACCAACTCACCATACTCATCGCAAAATTTCATGCGATACATGCGTAGGGAATTGAGGATCATATGGCGAACCATATCCTCATCAGGTGCGGTCTGTTTTGTCATGTGCAGATGCATCATTACGGATGCAACTGAAATTTGGTTCATATCAACTAAAATAGCCATAATTATTCTTTCGTTCTACTTATTTATAACAGTTGCATTGAAGCTCATCATACGCCGTTCACCTTCTACCGAATATGGATACACAAGATGCTTTAACCAAGAGGGGAACACTAGAAACTTTCCCACTTCTGGTTTGAATTTTAAATTGTCACATCTAAATGATTGTTGTTCACCAAATGAATATTCAATCAATCCCTTTGCAGGATAGTGGTCTTGGAAATCCTTTTCCCACTCATCATTCATTCCCTCTGGCACCTTGAGATAGATGCCACCAGAGAAGTCTCCGTTATGGTGGTGCAATGGATTGAAGTCACCAGCATATTGACTAACTACCCAACTATGAGTTAGGTGAATACTATTCAATGTGGGGATTCTATCATTACCCATTCGAGTCCAAGGATTGTTTCTTTTTTTATCAATATGGTAATTTAGATAATCAAGGCAGCCCTGTTTCACAGTTTCAAACAAAAACTTTTTATCATCTGGATCAGTGACAGGAATTAGAATTTCCTTATTCACTTTGCCAACGAGCTTGTGTGACCAATCCCACTTCTTACTCTTTTCATCACTAGAGAGAACATCATCAGCTACAGCGTTAACAATATCAACAAACCTGTCTGAAACTGTTGTCTCTAGGATTGTTGGGCTAAATGGTTCATGAAACTTCTGGGTCATCTTCATCATCTTCCTCTATCAAATTTGCAAGTTCAACAATAGTATTAAAGTCAACTTCTGTTTCAAACGTGTCGCCAGATTCCATAATATCAACAAACTGTTCCATAAACTTATGTGTTGGATGGACCATTTCCATATCTCTATAAAGGGAACCCATAACCAGTTCAATGATCATTGCCATATCACGAATGAAATCTTTCTCACCAACAGCAATACCATTCTCACTCATAGTATGAATCATTTGTACCATCAAACTTTGAGTAAGCTCTTCAGCAAATTGAAGATTTTCATGATGTAGGATAATATCCTTATCAGGAAGCTTTACTTTTCTTCCGCCCTTTTCGGACCACGGGCCCTTTACTACGTTTTCCGGCGGTATCGTCTTTTGGTCGCTCATATCCAGTAGCCTCTTCATGCATTTCTTGTGTCCACACCAATCCCAAATCAGGATACAATGTTCCTACGTCTCTTTTTGGTTGACCCTTGCGTGGGCCATACCAGTAGTAAGCAAGCGCAACACACCTGTTGCGAATCTTACCCTGTTGTTGTTCACCATAGAACATGTCAACCCATGTTCCTGTGCGAAGATATGCCTGCATATTACGAACATACGCTTCATGGTCAGAAAGTTTTGCTATTGAACCTTTTACATTCTGTCGAACAGCAGCACGTTCAGACTTTGCATAGTCCTGTTGAACTTTAATCCAATGTTTAACTTTAGCAGGACTTAATTGGTGATCGTCAGGAAGCTTCCGAAGACTTTCATGAATGTTAGTCTGACCATAATCAGGGTTTTTTTCTAATTTTGCTGCCCGTGCCTTTACAAGACGTTCTGATGCTGCTTCCTTTTGTTCCTCAGTCATAGGTTTGCGGGATTTGCGTTTCTTAGGTGCTTTCCACTCACTATTGTCTGTGGTAACAGTGATTTTCTTTCGTGCCATTGGATTAGTATCCCTGTTCTTCCATTCGTTTTTCAAGGTTACGCTTCTGCCTACGTTTAGCAGAAGCACGTTCATGTCGGCGTTTCTCACCCCGACTCATATAGGATTCTCGTTCTCGTAGTTCATTAAAGAACCCATCTTCGGTGAGCTTCTTCTTTAGAATTCTCATCGCCTTATCAACATTATTATTACGCACTTCGATTCTCACACCGATTCTCCTTCTTGTGAATAGTATACACTCTTTAGGTCAAATAAGTCAATGCACCTTTGGCATCCACTACATGGCTTTGACAAACCAGTAATCCATTTTCTGTTAGTCTTGTTCCTCTTTGCCCTTACAATATATAGTTCGCACTTAGATAGGTCATCCACATCAACAGATGTTAGTGCGTTCTTGATTGCATGGACCTCTGCATGAAAGAATACCGCATGGTTGTTCTTACAGAACTTAGCCTGAAAGGGATGCGACTTCTTATGATTAAATCCATAGGATATAACCTTACCCCTGCGAACCACTACAGCTGCAATCCTTGCACCACGAACAGGTTCTACTGCTTGTGCAAGCTTAAAGGTTTCATCGAAAATCTCAGCATTCATCATAAAATTACTTAATAATCCAGTCAGTATTCATCCAATTAGTGTCTTCATCCATAAGCTCAACCTTATCACCGTGTAATTCTTGTAGTTTAGCCCAGGCACCAGCATTGTTCATACGAAGTGTATAACTTTCTTTATCACAACTATAACAACTACCAGACGACCCATAAAAGTTATACTGGTCACCAGCATCTTCAACACTTGTAATACCAGAGTTCATACGCCAACTATCGCCATCAAGATATCCACCACTCCATCCTGCAAGGACTCGGTAATGGGGATCATCTCCACTCATTTTAACAACAACCCAATTATCTGGATTATAATTACTCATTTTTCAATTTCTCCCATATCTTCTTAGTTTATACGTTAGTATACACCATTAAACAGAGTTTGTCAAGCACCTTTTTCATTATTATTCCCAACGATCTACTTTACCACCGGCATCTTTAAGTTCATCCTTCACTGTACTCATGTCGGGGGGGCCGGTAATGGCATCCAGTGTGTGGATTTGATAGATTGTGTCCCCTCCGTCCATCCTCCAGACTCCCACCAAACAACTTCACAGGGGAACGCCTCATGCCTTATGTTTATTGTCAATATCTCAGTCCCATCCTTCGGCGCAGTATCAATCGGTTGCCAAGTCATTTCTCGTACTCCGCAATGGCTATGTCAATAGAGTTTTCTAACTCTGATCGTGTAACGCAATAATCAGAAGCCTTCTTCACGCTCTCATAAAACTGCATCAGTTCGGCGTTTGTTGCCCTCAGAATCTCAATATCTTTAGGCAACATACCCTCTGGTAACCCATCTGCTAGTTTGTCTGCATAGTCCGACATAACTTTCAACTCAGCCTCAAGACGGTTGACTTCTTTCTTGTATTCAGATGCTAACATTATCTTTCCACCATTCAATTTCACTGTTGCCATCATTATAATATGATTCTAGGATTTTGTCAAGGGTTTCCATCGTTTTAGTTTCATAATCATCCAACCACACTGAAAATCTATTCCAATCTGCGGCGGACATTAAGGGCAATCCAATCTCATCACCATATGGTAATTCAGTTCCATGAACGTCAATACGGCCGGCCATGTAGTTATGCTTGATTTCTTCAGTGGTAACTTCTTCTTTGAGAAAATCACTCCAGCGTGTTACAGGGGGCATCAATAAATCACGTTCCCTATACCAGCTGAGAGCGATGGGGCCCATCCAGTTAGTGCTGTAACTAATTGTCATTTGTTTCTTTCTCTTTTATTTTTCATTATAATGTTCAGAACAAGTGACCCTATAACGATCAATGGCTTGCCAGCCACATGAAACATATTCGAAACAATCAAATTCGTCGCATAATCCTAATACTCTCTTGATCTTGATTGAATCATCTTCTTTGAGTGCGTTTAGAATCAAATCTTTCAGTTCAAGATCAAATTCATTTGAAATAGTGAGCCCGTCATTGCAAAGGGCGGCATATGCTTCAGGTCCAAATCCCAGCCGCCCATAGACAAGATGACGATATGATCCACCATCTCTGGCATGTTCAACAATATGCTTCATTGCCCACTGCACTACAGCAAGTTTCTGATTATTAGTCAAATCTTTCATCTCATCACTGAGATCATAAGAATCATCAACCATTGTTATTCAACCCCATCTTCTGAAGCAATACTTTTCCTCACCAACTCAAGTTTTTGATCCTTTGTCCATTCACTAAGATAATCATTGTCCTTATCAAAAAGTTCAAGCATATCATCTTCGCTCATCTCAACAGTATCCACGATATATTCCCCCATATGCTCTTGGGAGAACTCTTTACATTCATCAGCATTAACTGTATCGTTAGCCCACTCAATAGCATTAACTCGGTCTAATGGATTTAGTTTCTGGAGATCATCACGATGCATTACATAACGCATACGGTGCGATGAAATAGTAGTAACAACAACATAATCTTTATTATTCATTTCTCTTACCATCCTGGCGCACGATAGTCGCCATCCTTTTTATATACTTGAAAACCATCAAGCCCGTATGTGGGACAAACAAAAATCTTATCTGGCAATCCAGAACTATCCTTCTCACCAGCTTCTCCACAAATGAAGAAGTGTCCCGACTTTTCTGGAAATACTTTACGGAGAATGTTCTTGAGTTTTTCATTCTCTATTTCAAGTTCTTTAATGCGATCTTCGGTCATCCTCGCCTCATCTTTGCAATCTCTTCTGCCTGTT